TTCAGGTTCTAAAATCGTAGGTTCAGGTTCTATAATATCTACTTGTTCTTGGATTGGAATATTATTTTCAACACATATAATAGTTTTTATGAGAACGCTTTTTGGCTTAGGGTTTGGAAACATTTTTATTTGTTCCGGGTCTCCAATTTTATAATAAAGCTCTTTTAATTTATTACACGAAATAGCATCAAGTTCTATATATCTCGGGCTCTCACTACTGAATAATTCATTATTTGATTCCTTTGTTATATAATCATTTGTGCAAACTAATGTCGCTTTCTTATCTGTTTTTTTCGGTAAAATAGTTTCTCCACTCTTTAATAAAGCTTCCAATAATGGATTTCTAGTATTAACATCAACATCAAGTGGGTGTCTTTCTCCCAAAACAGAGGCAACATCTCGAACAATTTGAGACGGTATAACGAGGTTTTGGTCAGTTTTAAGTTTCAATCGTTTTGTCTGTTTTGGTTTCACTTGAGGTTTTGCTTGAGGCTTTGTTTGAGGCGGTGATTTACTATTCTTTTTAGTTCTTGGCATGTCTATAAAATCCCTTTAAATATAGGTATATTTTATTATACATATATTTCCGAGAACCATAAGCCTAAAACGAAAGTATTTGAAAATGGTTCAATGTATTATGGATATTCGTAATCATTCTTTTTTTTTCTAAATTATATGGTCTTATGGACGACATACAATCGTCATACGTTTTCCATTCCATTTTACTTACTTCAGACCGTTCAAAATTACCCATATTCATATTAAAAGAAGAAACGCCATTCATATACGTCAAATAATATTTATGTTTATAGGATTTATAATTTGAACCCGTAAATATCTCCTCGAAAGGTAAAACATTTTTTATATTTTGTAAATGTCGGGAACTAATTCCAGTTTCTTCCGTAAATTCCCGCAAAGCACATTCATAGTCCTTTTCTTGGAAGTTACGTCTACCTTTTGGAAATCCCCATTCTGCTTCCGTCCAACAATCACCGTTATCGCTCTCATTAATTAACATATCCAAATTATGAAACTCCGATTTTATATACACGCCGTTTCTCAATATATTAAATTTCTCTCTAGATGCAACTTCTTCGACTTTGTATTGATTTGATATTGTCTCGTCCCCCCATATATTATACCACAATTCGTCGAATGTAAGCGTTTGTAGCTGTTGTTTCTCTTTATCTGTCATTTGTTTTAGCATATTCATAATATAGTCCTTGTTATAGACAGAATATTTGCCACGCATAAAATCGATAAAACCTAAAGTATCTTTCCGTCGAATCATCAAATATTGTATTTCGTCTTCTTGTTTACGGAATACTATAATGCCAATACTTGTAATCGGCATTTTACATTGATGGAAACTATGTCCCGGCTTTCCACAATTATTACAGTAATTGTCGCTCATATTTTATATTATATTTCGTATAAACCTACGATAATATAATGCCAATCTTTTATATAATTCCTATTATTAATTATATACAAAATGATATTCGATTCTGAAGTTTGGGGACCACATTATTGGTTTTTTTTACATACCGTCGCCGAATCGTATCCCATGCATCCTAATTCAGTAACCAAAAGAAAATATTATGATTTAATACAAAATATGCCCATATTTATACCGGTTAATGAGATGGGAAATAAATTTAGTACTATGTTAGATAAATATCCAGTTACACCATATTTGGATAACCGAGATTCGTTCGTTCGATGGGTTCATTTCATTCATAATAAATTTAATGTTTTATTGGGAAAACCCGAGATGTCTCTACCGTTGGCTTTAGAAAAATATCGCGCTGAATATAAGCCCAAACCCGTTTATTTATCGGAAAAAATTAATTTAAGGAAACACTATATCCACGCTACTCTTATCTTATGCTGTTTGTTTTTGATATATTATTTTTATGATAAATATTAGATTTGGATAGTAAAAAATATACTTAATATATAGATATCTAATGCGCATCGAAATACTTCTATTTTTAATAGCGGGTTTTATAATAGCGAACATTTATACCGATGGAAAATACATGAAGCTATTGTTCTCATGGAAAAAATATTATCAAATGGCGGGTGTGGCATTTGGTGCATTTATGTTATATATATTAATAAAACGTAATCCATTAAGAGCACAAGAAATTATGGCTACTTCCAATGAATATATAAAATATTTACCTGTCGATAAAAGCACAACTGATATGTTATCACCCATTTTGGATTTTACCTCCAAACATAACTTCATTCCCGCATCATCTCAATATGCAAGTATCGATGGTGAAAATAGCCAATTTAATTATCCGGTATTGGCTATGCCAAACCAACAATCATCAAACGAGAACCGCATTATGAATTCCGGAAAAAAGGCGACGAAAAGGTCCGTAAGCGAAACGAAGAAAAAATTCGTAGCCTCTCGCCAGAATTGGAAATGTGGTGATTGTCAAGACCAATTGACTGCGTGGTTCGAAGTTGACCATGTTATTCGATTGGAGTATGGTGGTAGTAACCACATAGACAATTTAGTGGCTTTATGTAGAGACTGTCATGGAAAAAAGACAACTATCGAGAACTTGTAAATATATTACTAATAAAATATATTAGTAATATAGAAGAAAGAGAAAAGAAGAAAGAATGGCAACGTCTACGTTATTTGATAATTTAAAAACGGGATTTGATAATATAAAAAGTGGAATTAACCAATTCAAAACGGATTTGTCAACTAACCCCGAGATACAACTGGCATTAGCAAAATATGGGTTGTTATATGGTGTTATAATAGGGATCGCGGTCCTTTTCTATTATTCGTCCATCGACCCTAAGGCGCTAAGTACAAACAAAACGTTATATGGCGCGTGTATTGCACTGCCAATTATAATTGGTTTGGCATACGTAGTACCATTTTCAAATAAATATAATAATCCAATTTATTCGTTTTTATTATTTGGGTTAGTAATAATATTTTTTATAACTATGGTATATTTTTATTCCACTAAAAATGCGGCGTCTGTCGCTCTCATAAGCGCAATAATGAATATTTTGGTATTTTTAATAATTATATTCGCTATGGCAATTTTTGCATATATGTTCGCAAACTATTTAAAATCTCTGGACGGACCAATAGGATTTTTGACATATTTAATATTTTATTTGCCCTGTTTGGTGGTTGACTTTGTTCAATACATCATTAAAGAATTCAAAATGACATCAAACACGGTTTATATATTGTTTATAATAGAAATTGTATTGATATTGACCTATTTATATGCCCCCTATCTAGTTTCAAAAATAATTAAAAAAGAAGGTATCAATTTAATGGGAGAAAGTGCGTTTTTGGATATCAAAAAAGTAATTGGCAATTCCGATCAATTAAAAATCAAAGACGATAGTGTATTTGATATAAAACAACCAACTTTCCGTAAAGAATATAGTCTATCTATGTGGGTATATTTAAATACACAATCTCCAAGCTTTATGGCATATTCTAGAGAAACGCCCATATTTGATTATGGAAATGGTAAACCAAAAGTAGTTTATTTCAATAACACAAGCGATCCTAAACACAAGGATAAAATTATAGTATATTTTACAGATAGTACTGCCCGCCCTTCTAGTCACGAATTTTCGATAACACATCAATCATGGCATAATATAGTATTTAATTACACATCGGATCACGTAGACTTATTTGTAGACGGTACTTTAGAGAAAACCTATGACTTTGAAAATAATCACCCGACCTATTTAGTAACGGATAATATAACGGTCGGTTCAACGGATGGGCTTGATGGAGCTATATGTAATGTAACATATTACAATAATGTCCAAACAAAGGCACAGATTGTAAATACTTATAATTTGCTTATGAATAAAAATCCGCCAACAAATAATTTGTAAATAATAAATATAGAATGAACACTGTAGTTATTATTTTAGCTGTTATCATAATTGTTTTGATTTATGTACTTTATACATACTTTACAAACTCTACTAGTCAATTGAGTTCGACGGCTGATCTAAAGCAAGTCGTTCCTGCAGTTACCTCAATTAATAATCCAACGAACACGCGTTATGGATATAGTATATGGGTATATGTGAAAAGTTGGGACAATAATGCCAATAAAGTTATTTTTAGCAGAGGCGGAAATATGAAGCTGTATTTAAGCAAAATGGCACCAACATTAAATTTAGATGTAACCATGACGGACGGAACTACGCAACCTATGATTATTACAAACAATTTCCCTATACAGAAATGGTGTTTTATTGCTATTAGTGTTGATAATCAATATTTTGATGCATATTTGGACGGAAAACTGGTAAAATCACAACGTATGTATACACAGACAACTGGGACACAGGTAGGTGTAATGCCCGCCGTCCCGCCGGATTCTAACGTTGCCATTTATTTAGGAAATTCCGACGTAACCGCTACTTCTTTTACTTCATTCGATGCTGTAGTTGCAAGCTTTAAGAGATATACCTCCCCTATCGATCCTCAAACCGCTTGGTCTGAATATTCTGCGGGAAATGGAAACAATAGTATATCAAAAGCGTTATCTCCTTATGGTGTAAACTTAAACATATTGAAGAATAATGTACAACAAAGTCAAATAACATTATGGTAACCTTTATAATTTATTCAATTCCAAAAATCGTTTTATAATTCTATATTATATAACGAGTAACGATGAATATTCCACAACCTGCAGGACAACAAATGAAAATTCCTGATGCATTAAACAAGGGCGTTGAAAATATAAGTAGTTCGGTGAACGCTGTAAAAGGAAGTATAACAAATGCATTTAATCAGTTTTCGCAACAGACACAAGCTGGTGTTGGTGCATCCACGCAATTTTTACAATCGAACACAATTGTTGCGAAATTGGCATTTATAATAATTGCTATTATTGGATTCTTATTTTTATTGAATTTAGGAATATCATTAATCGCCTACTTTGCTTCTCCTGCTACAAACCCTTATCTTGTAAAGGGAATGATTGACGGAGCATATGCGATGGTAGTTCCGCAAGACCCCAAGAATTCGGATTATTTACCCATTTCAAGGTCAAACAACGAAAATAAAGGCATAGAATTTACATGGTCATTTTGGATATATATTAATGATTTAGGAACCAGTTCCACGAAATATCAGCACATTTTCAATAAGGGAGATAACACTTATAATTCGAGTACAAACATATCTAGTGTAAACAATGCTCCGGGTGTATATTTAGGACCCGACAAAAACAATCTTCACATTGTAATAGATACGGTAGATGGAACTGATAAAAATAACGTGATTGACATTGATAATATCCCTATTCGTAAATGGGTAAATGTTGCCATTCGTATGCAAAATTTGACAGTGGACGTATATGTAAACGGAACGGTGTCTTCTAGATTAGTTTTGAATAACACTCCCAAACAGAACTATAATGACGTCTATATATGTCAAAGTGGTGGGTTTGCTGGAAAACTGTCCAATTTACGCTATTATACTTATGCATTAAATGTATTTGAAATCAATAACGTGGTTTTAGGGGGACCGAATCTTAAAGTAAGCGATAACTTAAGCAAATCGAACGATTATACATATTTATCAAGTTCGTGGTATACGAGCAAACTATAATGATAATTATGCAAATGCAACGATTACCCGAAGGGAGCGCAATTACCCGAAGGTTTACAATATAATTTAATCGGTTATATTATATTATATTTTATGTCAACAAATTTAGACTTGAACTCGATTTGCAATCAGCGATTACGTCAAATGGAATTTTCAATTGCACCCACTAGGTATGAAGGGCAACCCTCTCCATATCCAAACTATACACAAGAACAATTAAATATGAGACGTAAAGCGGAAATATTAAACTATAGTGCTGCAAAAACAAATACAAAAACAAATAATTTTACAAAAGCACAACGATACGGAACCATAATCGCAGGGAAAGGGCAAAAAAGTTCATATGCAACATTATATGACCCCAGTTTTTCTAAATTCACTTACGAAGCAGATGCATGTGGAAACATTCAACAAGTCGATGCTAGAACAACTATAAATGTGTTTAGTTATATTAAAAGAGTAGCTGACATAAGCAATTGTATAGAGAACCTCGATATGGTTCCAACGCCAACATCATCGTCTGGGGTTCCTGGTCCAATTCGTTATCTTTTTAAAGATAAAACCATACCTTTGTATAACTATGCAACAAATAACAATGCCTATTCGTTCGACCCCACAACCAATATACCAAAATGGAATATATCTGCTATAAATAATGTTTATTGTTCTCAAACAGAGGATACAGACGTTTTTGCTTTGGGAATCTTGGAGTCTATCGACCAACCATCCTATAATTTTTCGTTTTCTACGCCCATTTCTATCTATTTCACTTGTAATTGCACAAGTTCTTCGCAAGTAAATATTAATGCGGCTACACTTTCTATATCTACTATTACACCGAGTGTATATTTTAGCGGGTCTCAAGTAATAAACGTTTCGCCAAGATATAGTCTAACAAACGTAGTATCTAATATGTCGTTTGACGTATCATTAAATCCACAAGGACAAACAGTACCGATAGTCGCGCAAATATATTCTGGCATTTTGACAGTTTCGAACTTGAATTTATTTACTTCCGCCGGGTTTGTCTATGACATTCGTCTATTATTTAATTTGAGTCTTTCTAATAATATTCAACAGAATTCCGCAATAAGTAATTTAAATTATGGTGTGTATTGCAATTTGACACAAGCGCTAACAAAAAATAATATAAATTGTAATATTACTACTACCCCTTCTCTTTCTGCGTATTCTCCACTTTCTATATCAGGGTTTTAGATGTACAAAGGTGTAAATTATGCATACTGTTCTCGGCACATGGGACAAATGCCGGCGCATCTTGGATGACAACTAGAACATATTATATGTCCGCAACCAGGAACCTTTAAATTATTGGCGGGAATCACTTCATAACAAACCGGACAATCTTCTTTTGCCTCTTTTTCTCCATACAATTGGATATATTTTTGTTCCATAGTAGCAAGCATATTTTTATATTTATCTTCGAGGGTCCTACGTTCAATGCGGAGTCTACGTCTCAGCGTCTCGTATTGCATGGTAACACGTTCGCATGTAACAATTGCATGTTGTAGATTCTCTGTTAAATCTCTATTCTCGGCTTTCAGCTTTTTACATGTCTGCTCAATCTGCTGCGGAGACCGGATTACAGCAGGAAATGGCAAATGTCCTTTGTAATAAGCTACATTCATAATTACTACATATCCAAACTCGTAATTGTCCATAACTTCATTATTGACCTCGTCCACCCCCCACGACTCTGTGCCGTCAAGAGTTTGGAAACTCGAAATCTCGACATAAGAATGTTTCTTACCATAGACAATAAGTTCATAATTCTTAAAACAATTATTTACATGAATTGCAAACTCGTTCATAGTGGGCAATTGCTGGTTTTTCATGACAGGTCCGGGTGGGTGAATTATGCCGTCTTCGCCTGCTACAAAGATATCCACGTAATAATTCACGATTTCTTTTGGAAATGTCAAAGTATATACTTGTTTTGATAGCGTTTTGTTTGTAGTTGTCCCCGTCAAAGTATATGTTTGAAGTCCTGGATAATAGTCATTAACAAGGCGTTCAATAAATTTATCGAAAGATTTCTTCCACTGTTCTTCACGGGCGGGCGACATTTTGGTTAGATTGATTTTGGTTACTTTGGTTATTGTCTATAAATAATAGATAATAACGTTCAATTTTTTACTCTTTGACACTCTTGAGTGGATGATAGTTATCAGAAAACATGTTTGGATTCATACACATTTGTTGACTTGGGAAAATTTGACCCGACAAACACTTACTTTGGTCGGCAACTTCGATGCAACCGCGTTTACCTTGGTACTCACCGACTAAACACCAGTTTGTCTTTCCAGCCGATATAGGATTTTGAATAGGATTCATTGTGCTATCTGGTCTAACTTGACCAAAGTTATATGAATTTCCGCCTTGTAAAGATTGTTCTAATTGTTGTTTGGATTGCGAATTTATATTTCCTTGACTCGCATTTATCAATAAGTCGCTAACAGATTGTAGTGTCCCGCCTGCAATGTCTACACCGGTTTTTGCCGTAGAAGTAACAACATCGGTGGACTTGTCGAGTATAACCCCGGCAGTATATCCAAAAACAGACAATATTTGTGTAACTAAAGGACCGAAAATGCCTATAATTGTTTGGATAAAGTTACCAAGAATGTTCAATATATTTATTCCTAAAAAGGAAAAAATCAATAAGAAAACTAAAACTACAATTATTAACGTTTTGTTAACTCCACCTTCGCTGGTTGAAACTACAACGGTTTCCATAGTAGTAATTATATACTATATGATATTATTTTTTATTAGTTATTAGGTGTCCATTTAGGATTTACATATTCGTTCATATTATTGTTATTATTTATAAAACTATTGTAAAACATGGGATTGTTTAGTTTTATTGAAACCTTTTTCTTTATAAGTTTAGGAATCACGTTTGTGCTAATATTGCTATTGGTATATCACTTTAAACAACGCATAACTGTTATCGAAAAAAAAAGTGATACTATGTTTGAAATTATTAATAATGTGGTACAAGAATTGACTAATGTACGTAACCAACAACTTATGGTACATAGAGTTCCTGTAAGTGTTCCTCCCGCCGAGTTTTTAGCATCAACATTTAATGTTCAATCTATGGAAAATAATGCGGAATCGGAGGAAGATGATGATTCTGAAGACGATGATGATTTTGATGAAGATGACGACGAGTCTACACAAAATGACCCCCTTTCCGATGATGATGATGATAATTTAGATAATGGATTAATGCCTTTAGAAGAAACTCAACCCGAAGAAAGTGGTATAAAAGTTATTAATGTAGAGAACCTCGACAAAATAGAAGTCGACGAATTGCCTGAAGTTCACGAAAGTGATAATGATACAATTGAAAACTTGGACACTGCCGACGCATTAGAAACGGTCGATATCTTGGACACTGCCGATATCTTGGAGACGGTTGAACACCCAGAAGAAAACATTCAAGTTCAAAAATTAGAGGAAGAAGAACATTTAGAAACCTCGGATGATAATTCCACTCCCAGCGAAAACTCGAAAGAAGTTTATCGTAAGATGAATCTTGGAGCTCTTAAAACGTTAGTAATTACCAAAGGATTATGCACAGACCCTAGTAAAATGAAAAAGCACGAATTGTTAAAAATGTTAGAGTCAAATGAATAGAAAAATCTGTCTAAATATAATATATAACGGTTTAGTATATATTATGTTTTCTTACCAACCCGAAAAAATAGAATGCGCTTATCCTGTAATTAAAGAAACTGTTCCCCAATCCGCTTTAGGATACCACGCAAACAACAAGTACGATAATTTTCCTCCTTTAATGTCGGATGGTCGAAGCATTACCAATACTTGGCAACCAGAGTCCACCATAAATGCCGATTTGCTGAAGTCAACAGGAATCCAATCAAATTGGCAATATCGCAATTTCTTAGTAAATCACGCCAAAGATATTATGGAATATAATTTCCGCGAAGCGTCTAATGATGTTGGTTACTATAAACGCCCAATTGAAGTCGTCGATATGCAATCAAATCAAATGACTGGTGCGAACAGTGCTCCTTATTTGTATAGTTCGGTGACTGATAACTCCCGCCCAAAAGGTTTTGTTAATAGCGATTTAAAAGAAATTTATTTATCGAGAGAACAATTAGAATCTCGTAAGATTTCACCTGTCATTACCCAAGACCAACTTTTAAACATGAACCGTTAATCACGTTGGTGAATAGGCAAATAAACTGGGGTCGTTCAACCAAACTAATAATGCAATAAGTCCACCGAATATCCCCAAAATTATTAATATAAGAAAGCAAATATAAATCCAATCTAGAATATAACTACAACGTGATGTATTATTAGTATTATTATTAATAGTATTATTATTATTATTATTATTATCCACAGGAACTCTTTCTATTTTTGGTTCTATAACCGGTTCTCCCATAACTTCGATTCCTATTTCGGTTGCAATAGGAACTAATATCGGAATAACATCTACATGCATAGGATTAACGTCGCAAATCATTTTTCCGTTTGTTTTTAATCAAAAGTTATTAGCAACATCCCAATCAATTTTATGTTTCTACAAATAAAAACATAAAAGATGCCCGAGTGTTATATAAAATATGAAACTTATTAGTTTTGATGTAGGCATCAAAAATATGGCATATTGCATCATAGATTGTTCTCTATCTGCGAATATATGCGAATGGAATGTAGTAAGTTTACTAGATAGCGAGGCGCCAAATCAAATATGTACTTGCCAATTAAAACCGAAAAATAAAAAAACTCCACCAGCACAATGCAGCAAAGTTGCAAAATACACAAAAAATGAAAAATATTATTGCGATAAACACTCCAAAGAACACAGCCAATTTTTAATTCCAACCCGACAGCGGTCACCTGCCAGTATAAAGAAACTGAAGGTGGACGAGTTATTGAAATTGGGAAATTCTCATTTAGCATTTATGAATACGGAGAACCATACAACCTGGAAAAGGGCTCAACTTGTGGAATTTTTAATATCATTTTTTGAAAGCTGTTCCTTTGACCCTATTAAAATGCAGAAATCGAAAACGGCATCGGAAACCGACCTTATTAAAATTGGTCGTAATATGAAAACAAAAATGGATTTAATAGACAAAACGGCATTTACGAATGTCGTTATTGAGAACCAGATTTCACCCATCGCAAATCGCATGAAAACAATACAGGGAATGTTGGCTCAGTATTTTATTATGATGGTTCCAACCACCGAAATAGATTTTGTATCGTCTTCGAATAAACTTAAGCAATTTGGAGAACCTAAATCTAAAAAAACAGTCGTCACAGAGACACCGACTCAAATGGGCGTCGAACCTTTAGCGAATACTTTACAGAAAACAGATGGCGTAAATCCCGAATACAAGCAACATAAAAAAGACGGGGTATTTTATTGCTCTAAAATGTTGGATTCTAACCCATTATTAGAAAGTTGGAAAGGTTCTCTAGAAATCAAAAAAAAAGACGATTTGGCAGACTGTTTTTTACAAGGGATATGGTATTTAAAGAATAGAAATATAATAACATTTGCGGACGATTTAAAAATAAAAATTGTATAATTATCATAATACTATGGAAGTAATCGATTTAGGGGAGTTGAATGATTTAGAACCGGTTTCCCTCAATTTTGACAATATTTCAAACTCAGGAAACTCCGCATTTGGAGCTGGACTCGAACTACTTATGAATGATAAGAAGAGGTCGTCCTCGAGTATGAATTTAGAATTGGGAGAATTAGATAAATTAGAAAATGATATTAATAAGCAACTTGGATCGGGGTCATCTGGTGAAAATACCAAAACACTTAGTGGATTCGCATCAAATTTATTTAATCTAGGTGGTTTCGCAGATTCTTCCTCCGAATCAACAAAGCGTGTTAGTGTTGACGCCGAACCAAGCGATTCCAATTTAGGTAATGCAACACGCGAAAGTATTGGAAACACAAAAACGTGGGACGGGTTCTCAAAAATGAGCGACATACCTTTAAATTCGGGGGGTTCTAAACAAATGAATGATAGAGAGCGCCGAGTTAAGAAGCGTGTAATGATTAAGAAATTGGAAGAGTGGTACGAAAAAAAATTAATTAAACACAGTTCGCATTTTACGATGGAATCCCCGTATGAAGACATTGAGGATGAGTACGAAACTGCACTTGAAGATAAGCGAAAGAAGGACGGCATTAAATTGCAGGGGTGGTGGTTTATGACATTCATCAATTCACTTGAATACGCAAATACCGTATTCAATCCTTTTGATTTAAATTTGGAAGGTTGGGGAGAACAAATCAGCGAGGATATCGATAGTTACGAGGAGATTTTCTCAGAACTCCACGACAAATACAAGGGCGGAAAATTGGCGCCCGAGATTTCTCTCTTATTGCGTGTGGGGTTTAGCGCAGCTGTTCTCAACTTTTCTAACAAAGCGCTTTCTAGTGCTACACCCGCATTTAACGATGTGATTCGACAAAGCCCCGAATTAATGAAGATGTTTACGAATGCGACGGTGAGTAGTATGAGCCAAAATTCACCCGGTTTCGCTATGGCGAATAATTTTGTTCAGGACAATCAGCGTCCTCGCGGTCCTCCGCCACCCGCGCCAGTAGAGACTAAGAATCAGCCTCCTCCACAGCGTCCTAGTATGGTATTTACTACTGATGCCCCGCCCAACCGCCCA